TGCAGCAAAAGGTATCGCAAGGCGACAACAATTACTCAACAAGATGAGCACGTCCATAGGCGAGGATATGGCGTTTGATGATGCTGCGGATGCTGTTTTTGACAGGTACTTCGATAAAGCTGGTAGCAATAAAGATCTAACAGAAGCTTTACTAAGTGCAGGTTACCAAAGAGAGTTAGTAGATTTTGCCGTATCGGAAAAAGCCATTCGCAATTCTTACAATAAGTTCATGTCTACAAAAGCTCGTGCAGTTAAAGATACAGATTTACCTCCTGCAGAAAATGCGGCTCGTACACAGATTGCGGGTACATTACCCACTTATAAGAAAGCAGACAGTCTCTTAACAGAATTATCTGGCGAGGGTAAGACTTTGGACTTTGGTGCAGGTTTAGGTCTTTCTAAAAAGGAACTAGGTTTTGATACTTATGAACCTTTTCCTAAAGAGGGCTTTAAACCAGATTTCAACAACCCTAGTGAAATACCTTCAAACTCATATAAGAAGATAACTAATCTTAACGTACTCAATGTAGTACCTAAAGATGTAAGAGATACCATAGTAAAAGATATAGGGCGTATTCTAGAACCTGGCGGTAGGGCTGTTATTACCACTAGAGGCAGAGATGTGATGGCTGCAAAAGGTAAACCTGGGCCAGAAGAAATGTCTATCATTACCACAAAAGACACTTACCAAAAAGGTTTTACACAACCAGAACTAAAAACTTACATACAGGAAACGCTAGGTGAAAGTTTTGATGTAGTAAATAACAAGTTAGGTGCAGCAGGCGTTACTGTACATAAACTACCTACCAAAGGATATGCAGAGGGTGGAGCAGTAATGGATGAACAAATGGAAATGGCCTTCGGTGACGCAGGTGAACGTGTAGACCCTGTGTCAGGCAATGAAGTCCCTACAGGCTCCTTACCAGAAGAAGTACGTGATGACATCCCTGCTCAACTGAGTGAAGGTGAATATGTTGTACCTGCTGACGTTGTACGTTATTATGGTGTTAAGTTCTTTGAAGATCTACGTACAGAAGCCAAAACAGGCTTTGCAGATATGGAAGCTAATGGCCGCATTGGTGGTGATCCAATAGACGGAATGGAAGTCATAGAACCAGAAGATGATTTACCTTTTGATATTTCAGAACTACAAGTAGAAGATGACGAACAGCCTGTAATGATGAACGAGGGTGGTGTTGTATCCACCCCTTTTAGTTCAGCCTCTTCTACTAGGGGCTTTGAAATTAAAGAATACGTTAATGATGCTGGTGAAGTATTATACGTCCAGTTCATGAATGGGGAGCCTATGACTTTTATCCCAGAAGGATACAAAGTTAAAGCTACAGCAGCAGAAGAGGTTTCAGAAGGTACATCTGCACCAGCAGATACTTTATCTGCCCCAGAAACTAGTGTAAGTACTTCAGAAAAAGATAGTCGTGCTGCCGCAAGAAGCAGAGCCGCTATGGACCCAGCCTTTACTCAGGGTAAATCTGGTACAGATTGGACAAGTGCTACTGCAGATGAGTTTGCAAGTACAACAAAGAACTTAGGTTTTGGTGGAAAGGTTGCATCTTCTGCCATAGGTGCGCTTAACGTACCTCTTGGTATTGCTTCTGGTATTGCTTCTGGAAGTTCTTCTCGTAATAAAGCTTATGATATGTTAGATGGGATTGCATACCAGCTAGAGAGTGGTAGCTTATCTGATTCTCAAAAGACCAGCCTATTAACACAACAAGCAGACTTACAGAAATTTCTAGACCCTACTTCAAAGAAGCCAGGGCCAATGACTAACCTTCTAAAAGCTACAGGTGTATTTGGCGGCAACTCAACTATGTATGAAAATTTAAGTGATAACACGGGTGATGGTCGTGTAAGTTTTGCTGATACTTGGCTTGGTGACTTTCTTGGTGGAGACGGTAAATTTGGCATTCAAGCTACAGATGAAGATGGTAATCGCTTAACCTTGGGTAGTGATAGATATAGAGGTGCTGACGTATATGAAGGCAAAGCATCATCTGCACAAGAAAGAGTAGCAGCTCGTAAAAAGTCACCCTATGAAAAGTCTATTGCAGCTGCTAGAGCGGCTGAGTCTTCAGGTAATAAAGAAGAGGCTAAAAAGCAGTATGGATCTGCAGCATCTATTGCTAGTAAAGCTTTAACTGACGCTTATAACATGGTTCAAAATACTTCTACAGACGATCCCAATTGGGGTGCTGCTATTAAAGCACAGTCTGATGCAAGTAAAGCTCTTACAGCAGCTAAACAAAAAGAGACAGGGCGTACTGGTATTTTCGGCCTATCTAATGATGATGATGACTAATAAATAGTATCAATCCTATATAACTATAAGGCTACCCAGCTACGGCTGGCCCCAACATAAGGAGATTAAAATGTCGGAAGCCCAAACTATTGAGAATAACTCTGCACCTCACCAGAGGAACCAAGCTCGTATTAAGCGAGATAAAGAAGAACTAGAGGCATTGCTAAAACAGGCACGTGGTGAATCAGATGAAACAGAAGAAGAAGCTGTTGAAGCGGAACCCGATAGCCCAGAGCCTAGCGAACCCCCAGTTCAGGCAGAGAGTACTCCCCAACAAGAAGAAAAACCACAAGCTGAAGCACAAGAAGAAAATCTGAGTGCTGAAGAGAAAACCTTCAAGCAGCGTTATGGTGATTTACGCCGCCATATGCAAGACAAAGAAAAAGAGACTACAGCTAAACTAGAAAAGCTTCAGAGTCAGCTAGAGTCTGCTACAAAGAATGAGTTAGTCCTACCTAAATCAGATGAAGAGATTGAGGCTTGGGCTAAATCATATCCAGATGTAGCTGGTATTGTCGAAGCAATTGCTGACAAGAAGGCTATGGAGCGTTCAGATGATCTAGATAAGCGCTTAAAAGAGATAGAAGGTTTACGCTCTCAAGCCCGTAAAGAAAAGTCTGAAGCAGAGTTGTATAATCTACATCCCGACTTTGCTACTATCCGTGGGGATGACGCATTTCATGAATGGGCTAAAGAGCAGCCTAAAGTAGTACAAGATGCATTATATGACAATGTTGATGACGTAAAATCAGTAGCACGTGTTCTTGATCTATATAAAGTAGACAAGGGTATTAAAACCACTAAACGTGCTTCTTCTGAAGATAAGAGTGCTGCCTCCTCTGTTAAAGCAAGGAAGGCTGCACCAATTGATCCAAATGACTCAAGCAGCTACTTACGAGAATCCCAAGTAGCTAAAATGACCATTAAGGAGTATGAGGTTCGTGCTGAAGAAATCATGGATGCACAACGCTCAGGTAAATTTATTTATGATGTGTCAAAAAGATGATTGACAAATAGAACATTGTAAGTAAAACTATAGGCATGTACATTGTTAGGAATTAACTACTTGTACATGCTTTTCAATAAGCACTAGCCACACGAAGAACTACCTCAGAGTATAGGCCCAGCGCTGATAGGACGGCCATCCTAAAAGCAATGCTGACTACCCTACTACAAAGAGCCTCTTTTATTGTGGATATGTAGTGTCTAAATCTCACGCCATATCTATAAAGGAGAATTATTATGGCTATTGGAACCGCTGGCGGTGGATTTGACGGGAACTTTTCCCCGATTATTTACGCCAAACAGGCACAGATTGCGCTTCGCAATACTGCCGTTGCTAATGCAATCACAAACAACTCTTACTTTGGTGAAATTGCCAATCAAGGGGATGTGGTACGCATTCAAAAAGAACCAGACGTAACTGTTAACGCTCTTCAGCGTCACACAGCTATTTCTGTTGAAAAACTGAATGATGAAGACTTTTCTTTGACAATTGACAAAGCTAACTACTTCGCATTCAAAATGGATGACATTGAAGAGCAATTCGCCAATGTTGACTATGTAAGTCTCGCAGCTGATCGTGCAGCCTTTAAAATGGCTGACTCAATGGATGCAGACGTACTTCAGTACTTGTCAGGTCACACAGCAGCAGGTGAGTATACAACTACTTCATCTGGTGATGCGCAACATGACACAGCTGGTAACCTGACAGGTGAGATGTTGACAGCTAACTTGCTGGACGCAACTGACTTCGGTAACTTGACCATCTCTGGTACAGCTACTGCAGGCGACTCCGTGCCATTGGCACCACGTCTCCCAGGCGCAACTGCCTTGTCTGCAACAACTGTATCACCTTTGACCGTACTTGCACGTATGGCTCGTAAGATGGATGTAGCAAACGTAGACGCTCGTGGACGTTGGGTCGTTCTTGACCCCGTGTTTGTAGAGATGCTCAAAGACGAAGACTCACGCATGTTGAATGGTGACTTCGGTGGTGCTGGTCTGCAAAACGGTTTGGTGTTGAACAACATTCACGGCTTCCGTGTTTATGTTTCCAACAACATGCCTGCTAAAGGTACTGGTGCTGGTACATCTGGTACAACTGCTCAGAATGATAACTATGGTGTTGTCGTAGCTGGTCAGGATGATGCTGTTGCTTCTGCTGAGCAGATCAACAAAGTTGAGAACTACCGTGACCCAGACAGCTTTGCTGACATCGTGCGTGGTATGCATCTCTATGGGCGCAAGATTCTTCGCCCAGAAGCGCTTGTAACTGCACGTTATAACGCTGCTTAATAGGCTTAACATCGGGGCTGGCTTCGTGCTGGCCCCTTTGTGCTTTTCACTTATATAAGGACATCTCAAGATGGCTATTACAACTGCAATGTGCAACAGCTTCAAGCAAGAGCTTCTTGGGGGTGTTCACGATCTGGATACAGATACACTTAAAGTAGCTCTGATCAAAGAGTCGCCCACAGGTACTTATGGTGCGGCTACTACTAACTATTCTGACGTTACAACCAACTCAGATGAGGCCGTAGGTACAAACTATACAGCTACAGGTCAAGAGCTTGGTTCTGCTGTCATATCTATACCTGTAGGCACTAGTACTGCTATCGTTGACTTTGCTGACGAAGTATTTGCTAACTTGACTATATCAGCTGATGGTGCTATTATTTATAATACATCACAGGGTAACAAAGCTATTGCTGTCTTTAACTTTGGTAGTACTGTTACTTCTACAAGTGGTGACTTTACTGTTGTGTTCCCAACAGCTGACGCTTCTAATGCTGTAATCCGTATCAGCTAAACTTTTCAATAGGGTTATTGCACAATGGCGTTTATCATTAAAGATCGTGTCAAGGAAAGTACAACTTCTACAGGTACGGGAGCTATTACACTAAGTGGTGCTGTTGCTACTTTTGACACTTTCCAGTCTTACATGACTAATGGTGATACTACTTACTACGCTATTGTGCATACCACCTCCGGTGTAGACGAATGGGAAGTAGGGCTAGGTACGTGGAACACAGGTAATACACTTACACGTACTACTGTCTTAGCTGGCTCTAATGGCACATCTGCTCAGGACTTTGCTGCAGGTAGTAAAGATGTGTTTATGACATACCCTGCATCTAAGGCTGTATATACAGATGCTGATGGGGATATTGACATTAATAGTGGCACTATTGACGGTACTACTATAGGCGTTACTAGTGCTACTACAGGTAAGTTTACTACACTAGAAACTACCAGTAATGTTGACATTAGTGGGCAACTTGATGTATCTGATTGGATAGATCTTGCTGCACAAGCATCACATCCT